AAACCCATTGGCACATAGTTTTTCTTAAACGTATAATAAAATAAGTAAATCACTCATTAAAATAATGCTCCTATATTTTAATGAGGGTACATACCTTAGACATAGATAGTGGAGAAAGAGATCCCGTTTCTTATTCAAATCCTGCAGACTATGTTGTTAAATTAAAAACACCTGTTTACGAAGTCACAAAAATTTCATTAATATCAGCACGTATTCATAACAGTCAGTTTCTCATACATTCTCGAAATAATCAAATGGAAGTGTTAACAAATGGTGGGAGTACTCAGACTGTAACTATACCCGTTGGAAACTATAGCGGCCAAGAACTTGCTGATACTATAAAACTGAATTGTACAGTTATAACTGGTGCTACTTTTAATAAAACCACAAATGCAATAACGTTTACATGTAACTCGGGTGATTTTACATTCAAATTCTATTCGGGTATAAATGGATATAATACAAACGTTACAGGGTATACTACACCACACGATATACTTGGTTTACCATCATCTGATATTTCATCGAGTAGTTCTTCATTAACGACTGGTAGTATTAATTTACAGGGCGCAGACGCAATAATTGTAAAATTGAGTAGTGGGTCCGATGAATTTAATAAGACTGTATTTTCAGATACACCTTTTTATACTGGACGAATACTCATGTGTGGAGACGTAATTAACTATTCTGGTGTAGACGATGCTGTCGAACATAATTTTGATAGTGGGGCACAAAAAACAATATCAAGTTTACGTGTTCAATTTTATTATAGTAGTAATAATCGGCTCATACCTTACGATTTTAGAAATGCGAATCATATACTAAAATTAGCAGTAACATGTTCTACAGATAAAATGGAAAATATACCTAGATCTAAACGAGGGGAGAGTTTACCTACACCTATGGAAATCCCCTATGAATTTAGAGAGGATGTACATAACTGGGATGCTTTTATACCTATATTTATGGTAGTCGCAGCAGGTTTATTTTTACTTTTAATTATAAAGAAACCGAAACGACTTCAACTTACTTAGTAACAGCGAACACTGGTTGTGCTGGCTTGTTAACCTTGGAGGACACTCTGGAAGTGACCATAAAGACAAAGATGGACAAGAGAGTTGTGAACAACGCGGTAAGTGTGTAGTTCATACCACCGTTCTTGTTAACCTTGATCACTTGGTTAACCAACCACCTGACCAAGTCAACCCAAGACAAGGCGGCGGCGAAGGAAAACCCAGCGACGATAGCGTTGAGAGATTGCGACTCGAGTTCCGATGCGACGAGTGTAATAGTTTCTTTGGCAGCAGACATTTTTATACTATAAATGTAGATTTTATTCTGGGAGAAAATTTTCGTCGAATAAAATTTTCTTATATTTTTTCGTATTTTTAAAGTACCCTTTCATATTTTTAATAGGTTTTTCTTTAGAATAAGAATACCCTGAGGATTCAGATTCGGTTCCAGACTCGTTATCGGTTTCAGTTTCTGAGTCAGAGTCAGAGTCAGAGTCAGAGTCTTTATCCGAGCTATCATCACAATTTGATATTTTAAAATATATAACATCCTTATCCCAACCTTCTAAATTAGATGTCTCCATTACTATCTATAGCATTTTTTAACATATGTTCTGTTGGGTTTTTCGGCACCCACGTACCCCAATTATCGTACGCAATGTTCATTTTAACGAATTTGTATTCTCTACCAGAATACCTTTCAAATTCAATGTCTTCCTCGTCTACTACATCCAATTCTTCTTCTTCGCTATCTGATTCATCGTAAATTTCTGGGAAATGTGAACCCGTTTTCTTACCAACTTCGTTCATTGCACAATACTTCATAGCGTATTCCATATCTTTACCGAGTATAGTATCACGACCACATGCCTTTGCATATTCGGCTGCAAAAACTATGGCTTGTTCCATGACGGGTTGTACAACATCTATAGCTGTTTGTTGAAACTGTTCAACGAGTTGTGTTGTAGCATCTTTTTCTGATTGATTCATTGTATTAAAATAACGTTTGAGCAATACCGTTCTCCACTCGGAGTATATTATAACTATGTGCCAAAACTCTAAGTTCTCTTTGTGCTAAATTATCAGGTGTTACTTTAAGTTTTAATACCTGATCTTTAACCATACTGAAATTTTTCTGTCCTGTCGGATACCATCGTTCAGGTTCGAGCGCAAAACTATAAGAATAATACCTCCTAAAAAGTTGTGTCCTTGAATGGTGTATACCACTTTGTACAGCGCGTAAATTTATAACATCACCCGTTTCTTCATTTAAAATTTCTGAATCATCTAGAGACATTTTTAATGATTTGAGGTGTTCATAATTAACATATTCTCCATCATAAACTATAAACATTGAATCATAATCGAAATTAGTAACAAAATGATTACCTGGTATCTTTCTAAGTCTTTGAATTATAAAAAATATCTCTTTTACAGAGTTTTTAAAATTAAGGTTATGTTTAATATCGACTATAGAACTTATATCTGGGTCTTGTGGTATTATAGATTTACTTTCCTGTATTTGTGTAATTATATAGTCTATTTTTTCAGATTTAATTTTTTTCTTTTCAACATCTGTTAATGATACCATTTCGGTAGTTATTTTCATGTTTTTAATGAGACCCTTTGTTGATACATTATTTGCCAAGTAACGAACATTATCATCATCAGCTGGACTGGTAGAATCATGACCAAATATACAATCACTACATTTCCTAAGTTTAATAATAATTTCAATTTCCTGTTTATCTATTGCACAAATAGGAATAGCGAGTTCGGGGTTATTGTGGAAATAAAAGGGTATATCAACGAAAAATTTTTGTTTTTGTGTCGCAAATCCTAAATACCCAGAAATTTCGTGATTCGATACAGGTGTACCTGAAAGTTCTAAAGGTGGTTTACCTATAAGTTTAGATAAATTTTTCTGTTTCGTTTGTGTTACATAATTATCATAATAAATAGCTAAAAAATCACTTGGTATTCTTTGAATTGTTTTACCACCGATTAATATTTCGGCATACTCTATAATAGCGTGTCCTATAGACTCCACATACCCAATACCTAATATACCATCACCACTTAGTAAGTTTTGTTGTATTTCCGATAATTCAAATTTTAAACTTACTGTTTTTAAAAGGTCACCTTGATCTTGGGGTATGGTACACCTTATAATATTATCAAATTCAACTTCACCTTCAACGTCCAAATCAACAAAGAACGGTGCAAAATTAGAATGCTTTTGAAAATTTTTTATGAAATAGGTATATTCTGGATCATCCGTAAAAAAAGCGTCCTGTGGACCAGATGTTTCTAATTGAACACGACCAGCCATTACTAGTATAACTGACTAAAATTTTAAACCTCCGAGACCGCTTTCGACGTGCAAAACATTATAGTTAACTGCATACACGTAAACTTTGTGCCCAAAACTTGAATCTGGACTATCGAGTTCTATTTCTATTAAATTGTGTGCAATTCTACTCATATTAACTTGTCCTGTCGGATAGTATGTTTCTGGTTTTAGTGAAAAGCTATATACACCGAAGTTATTTTCTGTAGTTCCTGTGTAATATTTTAGAGGTTGTTCATAGCTTAGCATTAAATTATCAGCGTCTATTATCGTATTATTATTAAATTTCATTGTAACATTTTTAATCGGGTTATATTTAAATACATCATCGCTTATAGCCACAAAAAACATCTCCTTAACTGGATTTTTAAAGTTAAGCATACCAGACTTTTTCGTTTCTCCGGGTTTCATTTTGAACTGAGACAGTTGAATTTGTGTTATAACATATTCAATTGGGCGTGATAATAAGAAATTTTTTTCATTTTCGGTTATATAAAAGAAATCCGTTATTAATGAAACTTTTTTGATTGTAGATGATACGTCTGAAGGTGGATCTTCTATAGCACCGGATGAAGTAGTGTACGTCACAGTTATATCCTCTAGTTTTCTAAACTTTATTTCAACCTCGACGAGTTGTTTTGTTATAGCACACACAGGTAAAGCTAAACTCGGATGTCTAAAAAAATAGAATGGTAACATTACACTATAATCCCAATCGTAAGAAACAGGTATATAATTACCATGACCAGTTAGAAAATAAAGAGTTTGGTCGGTATCATCGTGATTGTTATGTATCTGGTTATACATGTATATATAATCACCGGTTATACGTTCAATTGTTTGACCACCTATACGTAAGTCCGCGTATTCTATTATCTGCGCACCTATAGATTCACGGTACCGAAGACTTTTCACGTTTATCTGACCACCCATATTTGGGTGGTTCGCACAATAATAGTATAAAATCGATGGTGTAGTTGAAGTGGGTGTAAATGTCACTGTAGATGTACCCAGACCAGTAACACTATCATCTGTGTAATCGGAAGTACTAGGTGCCGTTGTAGAAAATCTAAACGGGTGTGTTGGATGAGTTGTATTGTTGAATGTATACGTCGTACCTTCGTATAAAGTTAATGTTGCCTGTTGAACACCATCTATAAAGTATTTATTACTACTACTTACAGATTGGAACGTTACATTAAAAGATTTACCAGGTGTCGTGGGTTGAGGTAAAGTAAATTTCAACATCATACTCCTGATAAGATCTCCTTTATTAGCTGGTATACGACATTCTAGCGACGTATCGAATTTAGGTTCACCATCAAAAGGCGTTTCTGTAGCTTCTATAGAGAATCTAGTATGTCTTTTAAAATTTACAAGGAAATACGAAAATTCAGGTTCCCCCGTAAGCCATTGGTCCTGGATACCCGTGACAGCAAGGTTTATTCTACCAGACATTCTTACTCTATGTGAGTAAAATTTTATAAAATAAAACGAGGCGATATATTAGATTAGATGAATCTTCAACTCCGAAAATTCAAACCCGAAGGTATGGCTGATGATAAAGTGTGTGTATTTATAGGAAAACGTAATACGGGTAAGTCAACACTTGTTACTGATATACTGTATCACAAAAAGCATTTACCAGCAGGAATAGTTTTATCAGCAACTGAAGAAG